CCGCCTAGGCGATGGCGACGCTGCTGCAAGGCTGCGCCGCGACTGGCGGCGGGGCGGTGTGTGACGTGCTGCGGCCCGTGTTCGTGGACGAGGCCGACCAGCTGACCGACCAGACGGCCCGCCAGCTGCTGGCCCACAACGAAACGTGGGAACGCCTCTGCGGCCCCAGGCCGTAGCGGCGGGGACCCGGGGCGCTGCAACGCCCCGAGCCGCGGGTGCATGCCCCGCACGTGCCGCACCGGGCGCCCGGCGCGGCCCATTCCCGCCACCGGCCCGGCCGGCGGCGGCGAGCATGCGGGAGGGGCCATTTGTGCCCGGTAAACGCGCCTGAAACGGCCCCCGAAGCGCGCCCTTTGGCGCCCTGGATCGGGGGCAAAAAGCTGCTCGCGGAGCGCCTGGCGAGGGTGATTTCGGGGCTTCCGCACGCCCGCTACGTGGAGCCTTTCGTGGGCATGGGCGGGGTGTTTTTCCGCCGCCCCGCCCGCGCGGCCGAGGAGGTGATCAACGACCGCGCCGGCGACGTGGCCACCCTGTTCCGGGTGGTGCAGCGCCACCCCGGCGCGCTGCTGGGCGCGCTGGAATGGCAGCTGAACGCGCGGGTGGAGTTCGATCGCATGCTGCGCGCCGACCCCGCGGGGCTCACCGACGTGGAGCGCGCGGCGCGCTTCCTGTTCCTGCAGATCGCGGCCTTCGGCGGCAAGGTGCGGGGGCAGAGCTTCGGTGCCCGCCCGAACTTCGACCCTCGCAGGACGATGCGCCTGGTGCGCGCCGCGCACCGGCGGCTGGGTCGGGTCGTGATCGAGTGCCTGGACTGGCGCGAGGTGGTGCGGCGCTACGACGGGCCGGGCACGCTGTTCTACCTGGACCCGCCCTACCACGGCGCCGAGGGACACTACGGCCCCGGCCTGTTCGATGCCGGCCAGTTCGCCATCATGGTCGACGTGCTGGCCGCACTGCGGGGCCGGTTCATCCTCAGCATCAACGGCACGGAGGAGATGTGCGCGCTGTTCGCCCGCTTCAGGGTGGAGGAGGTGACGGTGCCCTACGGCCTCTCAAGGGCCCCTGAAGGCGGCCGCAAGCACTACCCGGAGCTGCTGGTGCAGGGCCCTTGACCCGCTGGCGAGGCACATGCCGGATGGGCATGTGAACCCATCCCCGCCGGAAGGAATACCCAACCATGGCCAGTACAGAGCGTTTTGCGTGCAAGAACCAAGTGGCGAAACCGACAAGAACCTAGTGGCGCGCTACAGCCCGCAGCAGCGCGCGGGCGGCGCGGAACTCCTCCA